TTGATGATAGTAAAGGATTTTGTTATGAAGATGGATGTGTTATTGGTGGAACGTACGATAAAACATTAAAAGTATTATATTCACAATGGGGATTTGATCATAAGTTTTATGTAAAAAAGAATAAAGATGAAAAACAGGAAGAAGCAAGACAGTTATGGAATGTCGTTGAACATATAATTAATTTATTAGAATCTGATGATAAACGTTATTCATTTGAAGGTGGTACAGGTCATTCAATAAGAATTTATGATAAGGAAACAGATATTGGGTATGTGGGGCATTTTGAACCAATTAAATATGATGCAGATGGAAACGCAACTAATTTGTAGGAGGAAATATTTATGTTGAAAGAATGCACGATTCTTACATTCAACGAAACAGAAAAGTTAAGAAATGATCTTGATAGAATTATCGAAGATTTAACAAAAGTGGTAAACGATGATTGTGATAGCGTAAGTTTACAAACAATATGTGATTATGCGGTTAATGATTTAAGGAAAATTAGAATGCAATTCACTTAATATGAGGATCAGGAGGAAAATATTATGGACAATAACGGGAAAATCAAATTGGAACTTACACCAAAGGAAATAAGTATTTTATCAAATGGTTTGATTTGTTTAATTGACAATGTTTACAGAGCAGAAAAATTAACATATGAAACATCTGTAATTAAAGCATTAGATGAGTAGATGAGTCAGCGGAAATATATCAGAGACTTAATCAGAAAATTTGTGATTCAGTATCAAGAATGGAATGAGAACATGATTAATTGTTATGTGTGCGGACAGAAAAGTAGAAAACAGTATTTTGATTTTGTTAATGGGAAATTTGTGTTAGTGGATAGATGTTTTAATCCTTTTTGCAAATCATACAACAAATTCATAAATGATGGGAGAACTATATGGAAGCAAAAGAATTAACGTTACAGAATATAATTGATAAGAATGTAGAAGCATTATGGAAAGAATTTCAGAGTATTCCTGTAGATCGTAATGGAAATCTTAAAGCTGCATGGTATGCATTTCCAAAAGGAACTAATAAGAATGCTGTATATGATTGGTTCAATCGTCACTATAGTAAGGGATTATCATATCTTATGGAAGAGGTGAAGAAAGAATGAAAGGAACAAATAAATATGTAGAACATTGGGATAAAGACAAGCGTGATTCTGGAAACTGTTTTCGTAATTATAATGGAAATTATACAGAAAGAGAAGAAAATATGGAAAATTTTAACTTTGATGTGTGGTTGAGAGAAATGTTGCATAAATAGGAGAAAATTTATGGAAGTTTATAAAGTGAAATTAATTATAGACACTGGCTATGAAATATTTTGTAAAATTTGTATTTTATATGCTCAAAATAAAGAAGATGCAAAAGAAAAAGCTTATAAATATATCAATAATCATTTACACGGCGAAACTTTTGCAGATGTAAAAAATGTAACAGAAATACACATAAACGAAAATGGAGTTATTTATCAAAACTGTTTTAGAGAATAATGAAAATCGTATTTTATTGAAAGCTAGAGCTAAGAGGTAGTGTATGGGAAGAAGAGAATGGACAAAAGATGAAGAAACTTATATGTATAGAAGGTATTTGAATCAATCAGTTGAAACTACGGCAAAATTTTTGAACAGAAGTGTATCATCTGTTAAACATAAGGCGAGGAAATTAGGTCTTAATCATTACTGCGGAGAATGCCTTGCTGCTAAAACAATAGCAAAAGCATTCAATTGTGACATATCTGTTGTGATCAGATGGATTGAAAAGTTAAAACTTCCATGTAAGAAGTTTAAAGTTTCCAATTCGACACGATATCTGATTGATCCTGATAACTTTTGGGAATGGGCGAAAAATCATAAAACAGAAATCAACTGGCGTAAATATGAAGCTGGTTCTATATTACCAGAGCCAGATTGGATGTGTAGTATAAAAAATTCGTACATACCAGAAAGGCATAGAAACAAGATCACACCAGAAGAACGAAGAAGAATTAAAGTTCTTATGAAACAGAATAAGGGTAATGTGGAAATCGCAAAAGAGATTGGAAGAACATATTATGCGACTGTTCATATTACAAGTAACATTTATAAATAATATTGGAGGAATGAGTATGTACACATTAGGATGTATAATTGCATATGTAGGAATTGCGGTATTTATTATAGCATTATTAAGTTAAGAGGAGAATCAAAAAAATGCAGAACGTTAAAGTATATTATATGCCAGATAGTAACGATGCTTTTGTAAAAGAGAATGACGTAGACGTAATAATTAAAGAATTAAATTTGTATATAGAGCAACTGGAAGCGGAAAATATGCGGTTGAAAAATTCTATTAAAGCATTAAGAAATAACAATAGGGGAATGCTGGAAGGATTAAATAAATTACAAAAACAATTATCAATGTTAAAAAATAAAGACAAGGAATTAAATATTGACGTATAAATAAATCGAGAATTTCATGGAGGAAAGAAATATGGGAAATAAAAAGAGTTATGAACGTATGAAAGCATTTCAAAAATCTTTAATGGAATTATCCAATGAAGTGGAAGATCAGTATTTAAAGATGCGTAAAGAATGTATAGAAGAAATTGTCTTAAAAGAGGAAGAAAAAATAGTTCAGAAAAACGATATGCATAATTTATATGAGAGATTGACAGAATGCTATTCCTTGCGAATAATATACATAAAAAATCATCTTCCTTGGTATTTGAAACTATTTAAAGTTAATAGCACAGAAATGAAACTCTATGGAAATAGCCTTTTTATTGGTGTAAACTTAGGGAAATCTAATAAAACAAATTTCTTTATAGAAGTAAGACCTGTAGATATAGGATGGAAGAACTAATATGATTAAAGGGCAAATGACGGGATGGAGATTCCAAACTCAAAAAGAATTAGAACATGCGAGAAATTGGTTAGTAGAAAGAGGACTTCTGGCTCATATTGATTATGATAAAATGGAAGTCGTTGTTACAGGAATTGTAAATGGTAAATGGAAAACTGATTCTAATGGTAATCTAATACGAATTGATTAAATGAAAACCAGTATAGAATAGGGAAAAATGATATGAAGCTTGGAGATATTTATGTAAATAAAAAAGATAAGTCAATTATTCAAATTGATAGCTACGCTACACACATGGGAGAATTTTCAGAGAAAATCATTGTTATTTTTAGACAAATGGAAAGATATAATGCCTATGAAATTGGCAGTGTTCCTAGTTTTAACGGATATGGATTACGAAAAGAAATTGAATCAGAATATGAATTATTAGTTCCGCAGGAAAAATTGAAAAATTATTCTGATTGGAATGAAATTTTTGATATGGTTGAAGCAGGAAGCTCGTGTCTTTAGATATGAGTAATTTACAATAGTAGATGAAAACCAGTTTTCAAGATGATGATCTTACAAACAACACATATAAAGAACGGGAGATAATTGATGGTGAGTGACAGATTGATTGATTTGTGGTAAAATAATAGATAATAAGCAGATGAAAGAATAGTTTTATGAGATAGGAGATTGAAATTTATGAGACAGTTTGAATGTGTTGCGGATAAGAAAATATATACAGAAAGTCAGTTACGACAATTGTTCCAGTTTAAAGTTGTTCATGGATATGATAATAAATTTGAGAATTGGATCAATGAAGAAATCCAGAATGGTTATTTAAGACTCATCACTGATATGGAAATTGCAAATAACCATATTAAGAAATATAACAGTAGTAAAAGAATATAATAAATGCACAGAAATGGATTTTAATACAGAAGAAATATTTGGAGAAGGAATATTTGAGTAAAAATAGCGGTGGGAGATAATGAGAGGTGAATGATATGGATTTACAGAAAATATTTGATAAGATCAAAGAAGAAAAATATTCAGTTGTTGCAATTCGTAGGTGTTGTAAAGATGAAAAATATAATGTTGGAGATATTTGTAGAAACAGTTATGAATGGAACTATGAATATGATGTAAGCTCATATGATACAGAAACACCTATAGAATTAGATGGAACGTGTGGACTGAATATTTCTAATATTATTGATTGTGAAGATTTGACGGATGCAAAAGAGATCATTAATAATGGAATGGAAAAATCTTCTATATATGATGGAAATAATGTAATTATTATTGCAGGGTATGATTATTCTTATGGTAATGATGAAGAAGAAGTTATTATAGAAAATGCAGATGTTATAGCAGTATTGTGATTTTGGAGGGGCAATGAGTAGTATATATAATGAGATTTTAAAACAATATGATATGTTAAATGTAAAAGATGTTCTTCCAGTGGCACACATAAGAATCAAACCTAATATCGGTATCTTATTAGATGAATATGGAAATTTTCAAGCTGCAACAGTAATTGAAAATGAGAGATGTTCAATTCCATGTACGATAAATTCTGAAAGTAGAACTTTGAATATTGCGCCCCATCCAATACATGACAATATGTCGTATGTTAGTAACTACTATCCAAAATACAAAAATAGACATGATTTATATATGAAACAATTAGAATCATATATAAATGAAGTAGATGATAGATTAGCAAAGAGTGTCTATAAATATTTACAGAAAAACACTATCCATGACGATATTGCTAATTTGTTGCTACAGCAACCTTTACAAGAAGATAAAGCGATGATTGTATTTGCTACAAAGAATAATAGAGATACAATCAGTAAAAAGTGGATAGAATATTATGTTCACATATTACCCAAAAATGGAATGTGCAGTATTACAGGTGAGATGGATTATATTCCAGATAAATACCCAAAAGGAATTAGATCATCATCAGACATGTCAAAACTTTTTATATCAAATAATAGAGAATTAGACTCAATGCCAGTTCTTGCACCTGGTTATATTGCGTCCCAAAAAATATTACATACATTACAATATATGATGTATGAAGGTGATAGTTGGGCATATGGAGTTTTAAAAGATAACATTGATAAAATTCCTGACAAATGGAAGAAGAGAGTACAAAGATATTATTCTAAATAGTGGTGGTTTAAATGAAATGTTTAAATTGTGGCAAAGATACAGGAAGAAACAAGTATTATTGTTGTCAAAAATGCAGAGTTGAACATATTAGGAATAAAAAGAAATGTGAAGTTTGTGGAAAATATTTTTATGTTTCGCCTTCATCAGAAAAGAAAACGTGCAGTAAAGAATGCGCACATATTCTTAAATCAAACGATGGAAAGTTTGGAGCTGCAAAGAACAATGTAAAGCTTGCTCAAATTGCAGCAACAACAAGTCCTAATAGTGGTAGTTTTGAAACAAACGCAATTGCAAAAAGTTGGAAAATTCAATCACCGAATGGAACTATTTATGACATAAATAATTTATCATTGTGGGCGAAAGAACACGAAGATTTATTGCCTGGAACAGTAACACAATTTGTTGGTGGAATTAGAGACATCAAGAGAACCAAACAAGGCAAGAAAAAGAGAGGATCTCAACAATATAAAGGTTGGGAACTTCTTGAATGGAGCGAAGAAAATAAAGCAAGAATAAAAAATAAAGAAGATGAAACCTAAGTTTCAGGAGGTGATTTTATGGCATATGAAACATTAAATAAATGTATGAACGATGCATGGGATATTGTTCAAGGACGGAAAAAGATTGTTAGAAATAAAATCATTTCAAATACAGATAAAGAAATGTACGGATGGTTAGCACCAGATGGAAAATTTTATGAATCTGATTTTGGAGAACATCAAACATGGGCTTCTGAATATTTATTAAAAGAATTTGAAAAGGGCAATATTGAAAATTTGCTTAGTTATGATAATCCTGGTGACAAACTTACAGAAATGGGTTGGATTCTCATTCATAATCAAAGTGGATTTCAGTTATCTGTTACAAGAGATAAGTCAAAGAGAATTACAATAAGACAGAAAGATTTCTTATTAGAATATTTCTCTGATATGGAATTAACTGATTGGATTAAAAAATTGGATAGAAATGAAATTTAACTTTCAAACAAAAGGAAGATAAACATGTCAGAAATATTGAGTTTTGATGAATTTATCAGTAAACGTAATGAAGACGAACGCAGATGTTGAAAGTAATTTCGATATGGAAATTATATATCAGGAAGTAAGAGAGGTGGAATAATGGAAAGATTAACAGAAAGAGAAAGAAATATTGATGGTACGGGCATTGCAAAGGAAGAAATCACAGATGGATTATTAAAATCGTTTGCAGACAAAATTCTTACTAAGCTTGCTGAATATGAAGATTTAGAAGAACAGGGATTATTATTAAAACTACCGTGTAAAGTCGGAGATTCAGTTTTTATCATCAGCGGAGAAAATATTTGCGGGAGAAAAATAAAATCAATAAAAATTTTAAGCACAACAATTGAATTTTCAACATCTAGCATCATATTTTACAAAGAATCTTTTGGAGAAACAGTATTTTTAACAAGAGCAGAAGCAACGAAAAAGCTGAAGGAGTTAGAAAATGAATAATATATATCTAGTAAGCTGATATACTACGATGTCTATTATTGCCGAAATCTAATCATGGATCATGTAGGAAGTCTGGATCCGCAGAAGATCAATCAGGCAGTTACAGATTATAGGAAGTTCTGTGAGGACAACCATGTTTCAATCACCGATATGAAAGATTGCGGAATTGCTTGTCAGCTTGTATTGAAGGAAAAGATATTTGAAATAATGAGAGCTAATTAATAGGATGATAATGATGCATATTACACCAGGACAAAATAAGCATAACTGCCAGCTATGTAGAAAAAAAGAATGGCTTGGTAGATGCTTCGGAAAGAAGTACGGAAAAGATGTATCTGTTAATAATCAACCATGCAAGTGTTACGAATTTGGTGGAACACAAGAGAGATTAAAAAAGATTAAGAATAACATAAAATGACGGTTTTAAAGGAGTGATAGATATGTATAGAGTTATATATAAAGGACATAGTGGCGGTTATCAGATGAGTGATGAAATGACATTGAACGCTGCAAGAAAATTCAAAGATGATTGTTTGAAGATGAATTATCCAAAAGAAAATGTTCATATTATACAGATTGTAGAATAAGTTGAAAAATTGCTTTCATTGTAAAGGATGTGAATAATATGACGTATGAAGAAACACAAAAAATCAAACATTTACGAGAAGTGACTTCTGTTATGGTTGAGGAATTATCAAATGGAATTGAATGTACTAAAAATAGATTTGGAAACAGAACTATGGATGGCTGCAAAAATGTAACTTTTGAAAAAGTTGAATTGTCTAAAATTGATAATGATGTTTCTCATATAAGAAGAGAATATTATGGTAGAAATCTATGGGTAATGTTATAGTTCTAAGGAAGGTTAAAATATGGTTGGGGATTTTTCGATAAAATGTAAATATAGAGATGCTATATTAAATCAAATTAAAAAAGAAATTAATCCATCAGAAAATGACTTAATGTTGATGCGAGACAGATTAAGTAAGGCAACTTATGACGAGTTGGAAAGAACTTATGAAGCATTTGAGAGATTTGGTGTTAAGATTGTGATGGATTTGGTGAGAAGTTGAAAGATTGTTTTCATGGGAGAGAATTATGATTTGTTTAGATTGTGGAAACAGAGATATTCGATATGATGAAAAAGAGAAATCGTATCATTGTAATAATTGTGGATCGCGAAATATTGGTGCTATAAAAGACGCTTGTAAATACATGAAGGATGGACTATGTGGTAAAGGTGCATCATCGACAGGAAAATGCAAGATACCATGTAGTTTTTATGAAAGATGATAAAAATTGTTTTCATGAAAAGGGGTATAGGGTTGATAGAAAATAAAGACTGGAAGTGTTTAAGAAAGGGAGATCGAGTAAGAAAATATAAAAACAGACATGATCGTACAACAGAATATATAGATGGAACTGTTATAAAAGGAATCCGTTATTACTCAGATGGATTTGTTTATGTACAATGGGATGGTCAACAAATTATTGATATGTCAGTAAATAGTTATGATTTGGTCAAATTACAATAGAACAGACATTTCATCGGAGAAATATGCCAATAATTACTTGCTACGTGAGTTGATTTCCTTTATAATAAGAAGAAATATGATGGGAGGCGGTTAAGATATTTGCAAAAATTATAAAACAGATATTAAAAGATCGTAAAGACTCTGGAAAGAAAATTACGCAGCAAGAATTGGCTAATGCAATGGGTATTAGTAAACAGGGTTTCACGAATAAAATGACTCGTGATAGTTTTACAGATAAAGATATGTACCTGATTGCAAATTATTTAGGTATGGAAATAATAATAAAAGGCGAAAAAGAATATGTACTAAAAGAAGATTGAAATATATCTTCTTTTTTTGTAAGTTGGCATGAGTACACAAAACGTGTACAAAATATACAATTGAAAAGTAAATATTTTGTGTACTATGTCAATTTACAAAAGTACACATATAGTGTACAATATAATTAAGTTAAGAGAAAGGAGTAAAATCAAATGACAAGTAAACATTATAAATACTTTCAACCGAATGAAAGAGATGCAAAAGATGAATTTGGAGATTGTGCAGTAAGATCAATATGTAAAGCAGAAAATCTTTCATGGTTGGATGCTTATGATATGATGTATAAACTTTCAAGAGAAGTACAATGTCCAATGAATTGTAAAGCAGGATTTGAACATATCTTGAGATCGAATGGATATGAATACACTGGAATTAGTAATAAAAAAGGAAGTAAACGTCCTACCGTAGAACATTTCACAAAAATGAATAATGATGGCACATATGTCTTAGTGGTTGCAAATCATTATGTATGTTGTGTTAATGGATTTTTCTATGATACATGGGATTCTGGTGATTGCTGTTTATATGGATATTGGAAGAAATAAAATAGTTAGGAGGTGTGGTTATGCCAGCTTTAGCAATCCAACAGCCGTGTTATATCAATCAAAAACAGAAAGCAACGATATACAATTTTCCAAAACAGAAAACATTACGGCGTGGGAAGTCAACAGAGATGGAATGTTTGTATACTAAGGATGAAATTTTATCTGTATACAATGTGTTTAAAACAGATGTTGATAATGCGACTACTGTTAATAAAGAAAAGAACGCTATGCGAAATCTTACAATGTTCATATGTGCGATCAATATTGGATTACGTGGTGGGGATTTTTGCAAACTCACATGGAAAGATGTATATGAAGATGGATGGAGAATTAAAAAGTCACAGAAGTTTGTTCCAGAAAAAACAGAGCGTAGAGATAGATGTGGAAATGTAATTAAAAGAAAATATGTCAAATTAAGATATGACAGTGATTTTAAAATGGCTATTCAGAATTGGCATAAGTGGTTAGAAGATCATAATGAAACTCCTGAGTTGACTGATTATATCTTTTCTTCTAATAAAGGTGAACATATTGGAGAAATGACATGGTATAGAACTGTTGAGAGGAATAGAATAAAAGCAGGTATTAAACAGTCTATTGGTACTCATGGACTTCGTAAGACTTTTGGACATAGTTATTATTTAGCAGCACCAGACAAACAACAGGCTCTTATACAGCTTATGACAATCTTCGGACATTCTGATATGCGTATTACTTTAAGATATATTTGTATTACCGATGAAGAAATATTTAAAAACCAGGAAAGAATGTGTATTTTCTCGAATGAAGAAGAAACACCGGAAGATTATTTATGTCCACAAGATGATTCAGATATGATAGAATAGGAGTAATTAATGAAAACAACAGAGAAGTGTATTATAGAAAGATTTTGGAGGTATATAGATTATGGATAGTTTTATGAATGTACCAGTAGAGAAAGAATTTACATACGAGGATGTTATTAACACTTACAATAGAAGTGGTGATAAGAAAGATGTTGCCAAAAGATTCTGTATAAGTGTTGGCGAAGTGACTAAGATTTTGAAGAAGAAAGAATAGAGGTATATTATGGAAGAATATACAGGGGATATTATAAGAATTGATAGGCTCATTGAATTTCTACCATCTGAATACTGGGAATGGGATTTCTGTGGAAAGATTGATTTAGACGATATATCAATTGGAATACATGAATGTATTGCTGAAATATCCGAACCATATGGAGATACATTGGATCATCTTGTATTAGAACACAGATCAAGAAATTGGCATATTGGAAGAATTATTTATTTTATCAATCATCCAGAAGAAATAAAAGATATTGAGATTGATAATGAATGTGTCAATAATGAAATCCTTCCGCAAGCTGTGATTGTAGATGGATGGCATAGATATGCGGCTGCTAGATGGTTATACGATCAAGGGAAATTAACTCAAATTCATTGTATATACGGTGGTAGATTGGATGTTTTGGAGTATTTACAAGGTATGAGCGATGAGTTATTGGAAGATATAGTTTGATAATGCAGATGAAAGACTGATTTTATGGAGGTATTACATATGGGACATGTTAATATTTTTGAAACTAAGTCAAAAGAAGAACTGGTAAAATTGTATGGAGAATTTCTTAAAGTAGAGGAAACGGGATTCTTTGATTTAGATACAGATTTAGACAATATTAGAAAGGCTTATAATGAAGACTTTGGATCAAATACAACATGGATGTTACAAATTGAATTAACTCATGCAATTGCTGATTTATGGTACGAAGAAAATAAATGAATTTCGACTTTCATGGAGGACAATAAAAATGTTAGAAAAGTTAATTACTGACAATAAAGAGAACTTTAAAGGTTATTATGTATTTGCAATTTGTATGTGGAAAAATAAACTGTGTTTAGTACCATGTGATGATGCAATGTCTGGGTATTATCCTGTATATGACAAGGCAGTTAATATGTCTGATATGTCAATTGTGAATTTTCCAAATAAAATCAATGGACAAAATATTGATGCAATAATTTTAAAATTATATAAAGGATCTATAGAATTTGATTTTGCAGAAAATACATGGGATGGATTTCAACCATTAGGAGATTTATAGTAAATGAAATCCAGCTTTCAAGTGAGGTGATACAATTGGGAAATTGGTTTACTTATAATGATATTGAAAATATTAAGAAAATGTATAAAGATGGCAAATCATTTGAAGAGATAGCAAATGTTATTGGGTGTACCGCTATTGCGATTGAAACAACATTAAGATCAGAAAGGATTATATCATGAAGTATACAAAATTTAAGGATATACCACAATTTACAAGAGATGCAAGCTATCATGTGAATATGGATATTCGTAGAGTATCTATATGGATTGAAGAAAACATTAAAGAATATAATTTGCAACTTAATCCAGATTTCCAGAGAGGACATGTATGGACGGAGGAACAACAGATTGCGTGGTTAGAGTTTTTTCTCAAAGGTGGTAAATCTGGTAATGATGTCTATTTCAATGATCCATTTTGGATGGACTGGAACATGAATAACATAAAGCCAGATACATATAAAGATTTTGTTTGTGTAGATGGTTTACAGAGATTAACTTCCATTCAGAGATTTATAAATAATGAGATTAAAGTGTTAATTCTTATTATAGAGAATATGAAGATCCAAGGCATTTGAATACAAATACATTAATTATTCATGTAAATAATCTGAAAACAGAGAAAGAAGTATTACAGTGGTACATTGACATGAACGCAGGTGGAACACCACATACAACAGAAGAAATTGATAGGGTTAAGAAACTTATCAATGATTTGGAATAACTGGATGAAAGGTTGCTTTTAAGCAATGACTATGTAGGCGATGACTATTTGTCATCGCTTTCTTTGACAGAAATTATGTCTGTAATATCACAATCAAGAGCATTACAGATTTTTTGCAACACAAGAAAATCAATTTTACTTGTTTTATTGGCACAAAGATTACTCAATGTAGATTGAGCTATACCTGTCTCTTTTGCAAGCCAATATTGTGATTTACCCTGTTTTTCAAGGGTTTCTTTGAGGATTACTTTCATTGTGATACCTCCAAAATTTGATGAATTGATTATAACAAAAATATTTATTTTTTGCAATATATAGTCTTGACAATATATAGTCTATACGCTATAATGGGGTACATAAGATAAAGAAAGGAGCTGCACACACGATATGATGGAGTTTAATATATTTGATATTCTTTATGTCAAAACAAATGTTAATACATCAGCTAAATCACACGTTCAGCAGATCGAAAGACCTGTTGTTATAATTCAGAATGATTCTGGAAATAAGTTTGCTCCTACTTTGATTGTCATGTGCTTAACCAGTAAAATCAAAAAGGTTGAGCAACCCACTCACGAAGTAATTAAAGCTAGTAAATCTAATGGTTTAAAATGTGACTCAATGGTTTTAGGGGAACAAATTTTTACTATTGATAAGCGTGATGTAGTTGAAAAATGGGGAAATATTGACAATGAAGAGGATAGACTTTTAGTAGAAAAATGTTTCCTTGCAAACTTATATGGTAAAAAGAAAATCAGAGTGGAGGAATTAGCATGAGTGGAAGAATTGTGTCCGTAGATGAAGCTATAAGATTGTTAACAGAGTATAAGAAAAACGGTGGAGAGAATGTGTTATTTTCCTCATTTGATTTAGATACGAGATCGCCTGATTGTGAAGCTATTCCAATAAGTGTAACTTGCGGGATTAAAGCTATTACAACTGGACTTCCAATCACGTATAATAGAAACTTTATAATGTCCACATTAAAAACACAAGATAAAAACAAAGAGAAGACGATATTATTTGCTGAGAAGGGACATATGAAAATATAAAATAGAAAAAATACAAACAAATGTTCTGGAAAGTATTGACACAAACAAATGTTTGGTATATGATATGAACATCTTCACAAGATAATAAAAAAGTAAGGATCTTATCTCGGTGCGGGAACACCATATGAGATAAGAACCTTACAAACAACACAACATAGAAGATTACGGGAATAATCTAATATGTTATAATTAGTTTAGAACGCTTGGTAAAAAATGTCAAGCAAAATCTTTATTAATCATAGCGATTCTGCGATTATTCCAATTTTAAACAACTAAATATAGAGAAATATTACAAATGAAAGTCGGCTTTCATCGTAGTTTTTGTACTCATTTTTAAGTATTTTATGGAAATTTATCTCAGTTGGTTAGAGAAATAGTCTCATAAACTATAGGGCGTGGGTTCAAGTCCCACAATTTCCATTCAAAACGGAGAAATAACGTTTATAAAAATGAAAGGGGCGATGTAAATTGGATTGCTTAATTACAAACGGCAAGCAATATATCCGTTTAGATTCAAATGGTAGTCCTCAAACATGCGGTCAGGTACTTGCAGAAAGATTTTCAGAAGATAAAGCAAAAAACATTATCAAGAATCTTCCTAAACCATTGAGAAAATTTCACTTTAATGTTCAGCTAGTCTCTGAAATCGCTGCTCAACCTAAACCAATTGAAGAAGAAAAACTACCAGAAGATATTAACGGTATCTTAGCGGAACTTGACGATTACTATGAAGATTATCAGCGAAATCCAAAGTATGATAATCCTTATATATATCATGGAGAAACTGCTTTAGAGAAAGAACTTTCTATGAATGATATAGGAATCGGCAATTTCTTTAAGATGGTAATTGATTGTATTTCTGATAGAGAGAAATACATTGAGAATATGGAATATCTTATTAAAGAATATGATCTGAAAATTCTTGACGTAAGACATTTTATCCGAGATGAAGAAACAAAATTGGGAACAGTGCCAATGAGTAGAATTAGTTACTTATTGCAATATTATGAACGTCAACGTGCTATATGTAAAAGAAATAGGAATTGTGCAAAACTTTTCCAATACCATATAGAGAGATTTAAAAACAGGAAATACATGAAAGTGATCGATAAGATTGCAAATTCTAAATATAAATACAGACGTTTGTCTAAAGAATATCTCGAAGATTATGCGAAAGGCGTAACGAAAGAGAAAAAATAATTATTACATAATTACAGCATATCAACAGAGAGGATCGGTGATACGAATGCACTACAAAGACATTCTGGAATCTTATTATAAAGTAAATGAGGATAAACCAGAAGAATCAGCAAAGAAATTACATAATGTTGTAGATAAAATTCTAAAACAGTTTGGTGGTATCACCGATATTGACAGGGATGAATGTTATTCTATAGCAAATTTAGAGATTACAAAATATATCAAAAGTCAATTAGATAAAGGAATTGAAGATTTTGATAAAGATAAATTCAATGGATTTATATATTTTGCAATTTCCAGAAAAGTTAAGATGCATATTACAAGAAAAAACAGACAAAAGCGTTGTAAAATCGTAACAAAGATAGAAGATGGAAAGGAAATTAAGGAATATATTTATCCAACATCATTAGATAATCTCATGTCTGACGATGGAAAAACAAAGGTGATTGATATAATTCCTTCTGATTTTGATATAGAAAGCAGTATTGATGCAGGAGAACTATTAAATCTTGGAGAAAATGTAGTCAAATATATTGCTTCTCTTGGGTGTATAGAGCGCAAAATTGCAGATTTAATAATGCAAGGATGTAATTCTACGGAGATCAAAAGCATATTAAAGCTTTCGGACAAAGAATATAATACATATCTTTCTGATATGAAAGAGTATGAAAAAAGACAACTTCTAAAAACGGAAGAATGTGAGAATGCAAATATTGAGGAGGAATTACCAATGGAAACAAAAACAACAACATCAGAAAGAACGAAGTCTACCAGTTATTCAATAGAATCTCTTAGTAAACAGTTAAGGCAGCACAGATTAAGAGACAACCATCCGTTGCAAAGAACTTCTGGACAATGGAGTTTACTTACAAAAAGTGAATTAATTTCTGATATTTTACAAGGTAATTCACTTTTACAGATTGTAATTTCAGAAGAAATTAAAGCTGGAATTATAATGCATTGGTTAATTGATGGAAAACAGCGTTCTACAAATTTAAAAGATTATCTGGAAGATGGATTTGCAATTTCCAAAAATGTACAGAGATATATGATTGAATATCAGAGCGACAAAACAGATGAAGATGGAAATGTGATTTTGAATGAAGATGGATTTCCAATACCTGAAAGTAAAACGTTTGATATTCGTGGAAAGAAATTTTCTCAGTTGCCAGAAGAATTACAAGACAAATTTAGAGATTATCAAGTTCCTGTAATGCTCAATTTGAATTGTACAAAGAAAGATATTGCTTATGATATTGCACGATTCAACAGATGTAGACCAATGAACGTTTCTCAGTCAGGATGGCTAGGATTAGAAGAATCCTATGCTGAATATGTAGATAAGATTTTAAAGATGGACTTCTTTAAAGTTGATTGTGATAAGTCAAGTTATTCAAATACGAATATTAAGAATGGATCACTTAGAAGAATTATTATTGAAGCAATAATGACATCTAAATATCTTAGCCATTTTGATAAAGATTTTGGTAAAATGTGTGCTTACTTAACTGAAAATGCAAATGAATCAGTATTTATTGATTTTTATTTGACATTGGAGAAGTTATTTAATGTGTTAAGAGGTGATACATCAGATATTTTTAATAATAAAAATTCATTTTTATGGTTTGCTTTATTTGATAAATTTTTAGAATATGACATTGAAGATGATAAATTTAATGGATTTATTCAGGAATTTAAAGAGACATTACATAATAAAGAAATTGATGGCATTACATACGATTGTTTAAATGGGCAGAAAGGAACAAAGGATCGTTCTTCCGTAACAAAAAGATTCAATCATTTGCTTACTCTGATGAAAGAATACTTACATATCGAAGATTCTGTTGAGGAAATCACAGAAGAATCAGAACCAGAAACAGTTGAAAATGATTTATTTGACACAGAAGTAGTTGAAGAATCACCTGAGAAACCAATTATTGCAGAAGTAACAGAGTATTCAGCAATTGGAAATGTAGAAATTGAACACGTTGAAGGAGAAGTAGTAGATAACGATACATTAGATTTTGTGAAAGAATGTGTTGATAAGAACGTAACAGACATTGATGTTTCTTATTATGAAGACGACTTAAATACCATTACAAAAGATGTACAGTCTAAGTTACTTGATGATGTAAACAGAAAATCTTTAATTGCAGTTATCGCATATGCGTATATGCAGGATGAAAATTACGAAGAATGGTTTGAGAATTATTTTAAAAGAGTTGATACATATGATATTGATCAAAAAAAGAACTATCTCAATATGAGAAACGATTTGATTACTTTTAATAAAGGAGCAGTTGCATAATGAAAGATACAGTAAATGAAGTAAAGAAAAACTTATCAGAACTCGATTATCTTCTTGGAGAAAATAATGTTGAAGATATTAAGAAACGTATTGGAGATTTGATTGTGGACAGAATAGCATCAGATTTACGTGCATATGACTATTATCTGTTTTATCCAGAAGATTATACCGAAACAATCAATAGTGCATTTGAGAAAATAGAGAAGAAAATAACAAAAATGTATTCCGATGCGTTATTGGAAACGGCAACAGAATCAGTTACACGATTTAAAGATATTGCATTATCACATATAAACGAAACACAGGGGCTACAATTGAGGTCGTGTCATAAATGTGAACATTGTAATTTTAATAGATGTAAATTCTATGAAGATTACTATTGGAAAGCACATGACGGAATTTGTGCAGAAGAAGGATTTATCAATTTTAAAGAGAAAGTAGATTAATAAGGGAGATTACATATGAACATGAGACTTTCAGAAATTAAAATTTCTGCGGATTTTGAAAGCAGTATTCCAAATACATATAAATATAATAAATGTGAAAATTACTATAACAAAACAGGAAATCAGGATAGGTACATAGTAGTAGATGAGAAGAATGTTTTAGTAGATGGTTATATAATGTATTTAGTATTGAAAAATCATGATGTGGAATATGGTAATGTAAAACGTTTGACATTAAGAAAACATACTTATACTGATAAGCAACGTAAAAAGTATGGACGATTGATTTCACCTAAACACGTTGTTACATACAAGGAAAAACCAACTGCTTATGTATACGGAAAACATCCTAATAGTAAAGACAATAAAGAATACGTTTGGAGATTACCGCAAGCATGGGGATATATGAGTCTTATGTTACAAAAAGGTGATGTAATCTATTGTGGTACAAGATTTGGAGTTGCACCTGTTGTTGTAACTAAAGTGGAATTAAAATCTAATTTTGATACCAGTTTATGTATTAAAAAAGTATGCTCACAGAAGATTTATAGGAATGGAGAATTATTAAAATATGATAGTAAGGATGGATCAACTAATGTGTAATCATAACTGGGTATTAATCGAAAAGCCACGACATTTAAAGTATAATTATAGTGGGTTAGAAGTTGTGATTGGTAAATGTCGATGCACGAAATGTAAGAAGATAAAGGATAGAAAGATGATTGGTCACCAGATTGGAAATATATTTGAGGAGACAGGATAAAAGCGTGGTTTCATAGTAAAAATTTCTAATATTTCTTAATAAAATCCCATAAAAATTACAATTTAATATAAAGGAGATTAAAATTATGGCTATCGTTGGTGCAATCTTAGGTGATATTGCAGGTTCACAATATGAATTTGGTAGACCAATTGATTTAGATTGGAAGAATTGTAAGTTGTTTACTGATAGATGCTACTTTACAGATGATACTGTAATGACACTTTCTGCTAAATTAGCAATTATTAATAATAAATCTTTCTCAGATTCATATAGAGAATGGGGAAGAAAATATCCAAATGCAGGATATGGGAACAATTTTGAAACGTGGTTAAGATATGATGATAAAACCGTATACGGAAGTTTTGGTAATGGATCTGCAATGAGATGTTCTTATGTAGGAGAACATTTTAATACAGAGAAAGAAGTTATCGAATGGGCTACTAAGTCTGCTGAGTGTACACATAATCATCCAGAAGGAATTAAAGGGGCAGTTGTAACAGCAATGTGCATTTATATGGCAAGAACAGGTGCTACAAAAGCAGAAATATATGAATATGTGAAGAAGAATTACTCAAAAGACGATTATCAATATAGTGTTGAATATAAAATTGAAGACTATAGAAAGACATATCAGTGGAATGAAACTTGTCAAGGAAGTGTACCTGTTGCAATTAGATGTTTTTTAGAGAGTGATGATTATGAAAGTTTCTTGCGAAACGTGTTCTCATTAAAGTGTGATATGGATACGTTATGTGCTATAGGTGGTGGAATTGCGGAAGAATTTTATCATGGTACTGGACTTGACAATGATTATTTACTTGGACATTATCTGAATAGGCAATTGTATAGAATCGTAGAAATGTGAGGTGATAAATATGAAAATGTATATAGGGCAATTGTTAATTGGGGCATTATTTTCAATGATTTTTGCTGGTGGGGTATGGTATGTATTGTTATGGATGATAGAAGTTATCACTGGATATTTGGGAGATTATTGATGAATAAAGAGAAAGAATTAAAAGAACATATTGAAAAACGTATTCAGAATTATGTTTGGAAAGTTTTGACAGGAAAGAAATTAACTATTGAAGATATAGGAGGATATAGCGGTGTCGGTTTTAAGAACAGAAGATGGTAAAGAGTTGATTTTGACTTGCAGATGTGGATGTGATGATGGAATCCATTTTAAGATTGATAAGGATTTCGAGGACTATATGTATATGACATATACGAATGGTAATTTATATCGTGACCAGGATAACGGATTCTTTAGGACATTAGGAAGAAAATTGCATAAGATTTTTGCAATTCTGTTTAATCAAGATTATTACTACGCATCGGCTATATTTTCTAAGGAAGATTTTGAAGAGTTTAGAGAATATATTAATAGTTTTGCAGTGCATAAAGAAAACTCCACTGACGTTGTGGACAATCAGTAGAGTTATTGGAATAGATCAAGACCAGTGATCTATGTAGAAAATCATATCATGTTTCTATGACTTGTTCAAGTCGATATTTCCAAAATGGATAATTAAAAATTAAATATAAGGAGGATTTATTTTATGAAATCAAAAACAAATTGGAAGTTGCCACTTATTATTTTGTCAGGTGTATTTGCTATAGTAATTTTATGTATTTTTGGTGTACAGGGATATCAAAATAAAGCAATTTCACTAGAAGAACAGGTGTATACTGCACAATCTGATATTAAAGTACAAGAAAAACGTAGAGTGGATTTAGTATATAATCTTGTTGATTGTGTAAAGAATTATGATAAGCATGAATCTGAAACCTTAAAAGAGATTGTTGATGGACGTAGTAACACAAGTAATATTGAACAGATTACAACTTCTATTCAAGCTGTCGCAGAAGCTTATCCAGAACTAAAATCAAACGAGAATTATAAACAACTTATGAATGAACTTTCAATTACTGAAAATTTAATCGCAGAGTATAGGGAAAATTATAATAAACAGGTTAAGACATATCGCAAATATGTTAAAGCATTTCCTCAGAGAGTATTTTTAGATTTGCTTGGATATGAAAAACAGGAATTTAATTTGTTGGATTATAATGCATCTGAAACAGCCCCTCAAAATCTTTTTGGAGAATAAAATGCATGAGAAAAACTAAAAGAGGTTTTCAATTTGAAAGTTTTGAAATAACTAAACGTGAAATTTTGGCTAGTATATCTATTATAGCAATTTTCTTACTTATCGGTGTTCTGATTTCTGGAAAGATTTCAGAACATCAGATAGAAGAAAATGAAAAATATAATAAAGCAGTAAAAATTGAGAATACAGATTTGTTCCAATATGGAATGGACACCAATATAGGTAATGCATTTGTATATGGTGACTTAAAGGCGGTTGATACAGTTACATACAATGAAATTGGTGGTAAGTATATGTATGTTAAGAAAGTAAAAGAGAAATACACAATGCATACAAGGAGAGTTTCTCATGGATCTGGAAAACATAGATATTATACTACTCAAACATATTGGACATGGGATTACGCAGGAAAAGAAAGTAAAAAATGTAAAGAAATAAATTTTTGTGGAATTACATTAAAAAGTAAGAAAATTGATTTGCCAAGTTCTGATTATATCACCACAATTAAAGAATCTAGTCATATACGATATAAATATTATGGTGTTGGAACAAAATATACTGGCACAATTTTTACAGTATTAAAAAATAAAACAATCAGTGATAATAGTTTATTTTATAGCGATATGAAAATAGAACAAGTAGTAGAACATTTAGAATCTAGCATTACATTGGTTATATTTTGGATTGTATGGATAGTATTAGTTATCGCAATTGTTTTTGGATTTTATTATTTTGATAATGAATGGTTAGAATGAAACATGCAAATTGAATAGAGGTGAAAATATGGAGATTGTAGTACAAACAGATTATCAAGACATCTATAGAATTACAGATGGAGTTTTGTTTATTGTAAATAAGTTTATTCCTGTTGATTATTCGAATGATACACCTGAAAAGATTTATGTGTATCAAAGTGATATGAAATATAGATTATACAATAAGTTTTGTCAAAAACGGTTAAAAGTTTTAAAAGAAGATTATAAGAATAAATATTGTCCAGTTGTTATTCCAAAAGGAACAGTTATGTATATGAATACACCAGTTATATGTACAAAAGACAAAACTAAATGGAAATATGAATTAAAGACAACGGGAGCGGCTTTTAGTGGAGATTTTTATACAGTAAGGAAAATGTTGGATGTTATAGATGACATTATAATTGAAAATTAGTACATGAAATCTTGCTTTCAGGAGGTGCGATAAAGTGACAACAGTTGAATTTAGAAATGAATTAATAGACAGGTTGAATAATAATGCAAGTCGTTATCACGGTGGAATTTGTAACGGAAGATATTTTCCAGAAGTAGAAACATTTGATGTTGATGAAGTTTATGAGATTATCGACAGAATTTACTTCAATCAACCAGAAGATAATAACGAAAGTGAGTGATTATAATGTCATATTGGACTTACATAACAGGAACGATAACAGTATCTCCCATAGGGCGTACACAAGCTCAGAAAAGGTACATTCTCGATACCGTCCTGGCACATCTACCGATAGTTTCTGGTTCAGAGAAAGATATGGATGTATACGTGATTCAGAAAAATGGTCATAATAGTTCCTGTTCTTGTGATGAATTTGGAGAAATAACTAATAATCTTGTTGACAGTTATGGTCAAAAATCAAGAGTAAGAGGTTGGCTGTATACACAAGATGAATACATCTTAGTCGTAGACGCTGCATTAAGAGATAGAGAATTTGATCAGACGTACAGAGAATTTACGAAATGGCTTGTACGATTAGGTAAAAGAGTCATGATTGATAATATTCTTGTAAAAATTAGTGGATATGATAAATCTACAATCATCAAAGATTATCGTGTACAGAATGAAAAATATTCATATCAAAATGTTTTCTTTAATCTATTTGAAGGAACAAGTTGGGTGAAAGATGATGGAGAAGTTAATTGGTGTGAATATATGTTATATTCAAGGGCGAAGGACTCTAATTATCCTATGATGTTAGCATACAAATACTTCAATGATAAAGAAAATGATGAAGAAGTAGAGAGAAGAATGAAATATGAAAAAGGTAAAAAAGTATAAAGAGAAATATAAAACAGGAATGATATTCAGAAGTAAGAAAGATCCTTGGACTGATTTTGTGATTAATTATGTTTCATATACGAGAGAATCTGAAACAGCTTATACATTTAATATGAACTCAATTATAGGTTGGACAAGGATTAATCAAGAAGCCTTCGATAAAAATATCAGTGTGTCAAAAGGAATTGATTATGATAAAGTCAAAAATCATGAAGTGAGTACATTTCCATATTCGTTTTTCGGTGAGATGCATCAGAAATCTATGGATAATTATATCAGAAAATATGAAATGGAATTTTGTGGTATGAGTGATAAAGAAGTTATTGTATTCAATGATGATGCTTTTGAGTATTGTTCTGGATTTAAAAAGTAACATCATGATAAAAATTAAAATATGGAGGACGTAAAATGAAATTATTTAAAACAGTAGATGAGAAATTAGCAGAAATTGGATTTACAAAAGAAAAAGAAAATGAGTATGGGTGTGTATATAAAAGAAAAGATAAGAAATATAATTTTACACAAGAAGTTGTCATTGGATACAAAGAATCTGGTAGACATATTTTACAGTCATATGATCCAGATTTAGGAGATGATAAAGGAATTGGAAATACCTGTGTAGGACTTACAGGATATGAAATGAAGCTATTTCTTAAAAAGATGAAGCGGATGAAAATGTATTCTGGAAAGAAAGTAACTATCGAATAATGGAGAATGAAAAAATGAGTAATTGTAAATTTTGTGATAAAGGTGTTCCACTTATAATAGGTAAGACTAATGATTATGGTGTAGCAATTCAATATCCTAGAAGACTTATTGCATACGGATATGATATTCATGGATATGATTCAAATGGATTGGTTGTTAAAATTAATTATTGTCCTATGTGTGGTAAGAAGTTGAGTGAGTAGAAGAAATTGGCATTTCAAAGGAGAGAATATGTTAATAAGAAGTCAAGATAAAACAAAATTAGTAGATATTGCAGGAAAAACAATTTCAATTAAAAGAATCAATTCTCATACAAGCAATATTGAAATTGTATATGCCAATAGTTCAGTAGTATTGGGAGCATATAATGAAGAAAATGCGTTAAAAGTTTTAGATGTAATTGAAAAAACTTATTGTAAAAGGGATTCTGAATATATCACGTTTAGAATGCCAAAAGATGAAAATGTGAGCAAAATACGTATGTAATAAAGTATATTGGAGGTTTAAATGAAGAATAGAGAAAAATTCGCTAAAGAAATTTTGGATATTGCTTGGGAAGGTGGTGGTATGGCTGTAACAAAAGAAAATAAAATTGTTTGTTATAGCGATATACCATCGTGTGTATTATGTTTACTTAATTGTTATGGTAAACGTGGACGTTCAAACTCATGTCGTGATAAATTGTACGAGTGGGCTGAATCAGAATATGTAGAGAAACCTACAATTACATCAAAAGAAAAGGCATTTCTTGATACACTTGTACCTGACTGCAAATATATTGCAAGAGATGGTAATAATCGACTTTATATTTATGGTAAGAAACCAATACGTGAAGATAAAAGTGAATCTTGGGTACCTGATAATTCTAATTATTACTGTGCAACAAGAGATATATTTGGTAATATGTTTGACTTTATTAAATGGGGAGACGTGGAACCTTGGAGAATTGAAGATTTAAAGAAATTAGAGGTGAGAGAATGAGTGGAGAAATGATGCAGTTTCCAAATAATATAAAACAATTTTTAGACAAATATTCATTTTTAGACAGAGAAAGAATATATACAAATGGAAGTTTATTGATTCCTACATTCAGAGCAGAACAAGCTCTTGAGTATTATGTTCCAAAATGGAATTCGATTAATAATGGTTTACCATGTATGGAATTAGTACATAAATCATCATTTAACAATACCTATGAATCAAAAAAAAATGTTCTCATTCAAACAAAACGAGATGAAATATATTCGGCTTATTGTGTAAAAAGAGTATATAAAGACATGAAATTTAAGGAAGATATAAATTGGTACATGCATGGAACAATGAAAGTGATGAGTAAAGTTGTTGCATGGATGCCATTACCAGAATTATATACAGGTGAGTAATTATGTATGATGATTATGAAGAAAATCCATATGACTACTGTTATGAATGTAGTGGTTATGGTGACGATTATTATACGGACGAAGATGGAGAATTGGTCTGTAGATGTCCTGAATGTCCTATGAATCCTAATTATGATTATTGGGAGGAATGATAATGTCATTGTGTGAAAAAACAATAAGACAATTGGAAGAAGTATATCAACGGAATATACGTTGTAAAGGTTCATTTAGTAAAGAAGAAAGTCCAGAATTATATAATATGTGTAAACATTGTGAACAATATTGTGGTGAAAAACATAATTATAGGGAATGTAGAAATGTGCAATGTTTTATAAACTGGTTGGCTTTAGAGTATCTTGATTGGATAAATGGTTACTAATATTTATTTTATCTAAGTAAATTTCTATGGGTGATCACCCAAATTATTTCCAAAAACAAAGAAATATTATTTTTATCGGATAGTTGAAAATGTCCGATTTATGCAGCATTACAGAATTTATAGAAAGGAATTTAGGTAACTCCTAGGTAATTGAGATTGCGCAATCCCCTATAAAATAAGGGAATTTGAGTCATTTAGTTGAAAATAATAATTCATCGGAGAATGGATTAAGAGTATTAAGTCTATTTGATGGCATATCTTGTGGCAGAATTGCATTGGATAGAGCTGGATTCAAGGTTAAAGATTATTACGCTTATGAGATTGAACAGAATGTAATCAAAATAAGTAGATATAATTATCCATCCATTTATCAATGTGGTGATGTTCTTGATGAAGATTTTAGTAAATATGATGGTATTGATTTGTTAATTGGTGGATCACCATGCCAGTTCTGGGCTTCTTCAAAGTGTTCAAAAACTGCTAAGAAGAAAAGAGAAATAAAACCTGATGGCGAAGGATGGAATTTGTTCATGCAATATGTAAGAGCATTACATGAATCAAAACCAAAATATTTTTTGTACGAAAATAATTATGGAATTGGTGAAGAAATTCAAGCTGCTATCACAAAAGAACTCTGTGTTGAACCTGTGCTTTTAGACAGTCAATTAGTTTCGGCTCAGAGGCGCAAGAGATTATATTGGACGAATATTCCAATAAAAGGAGAACCAGAAAATAGAGGAATTTTAGTAAAGGATGTGATTGTAAATGATTCTGAACTAATTAAGCAGTTTGATGATCGTATTAGAAATACATTAGTTAAATGTGAGAATTACATAAAGTATGATTTAAGTGGAAAAGGACATTTTTCTCAGCAAGATAGGATGTATTTTCTTGATAATAAAGCACCAACAGTTCCAAGATGTAGAACTGAAACTAAATTCAACGTTTGGTTAGGTGGAGAAACATATAAGAAAACTTGTCCCGTTGAGATAGAAAGACTTCAAACATTACCAGATGGATATACGGAGTTTGGGTTGAATGAAGATGGAAGCATTGTGAAAATGCCAAAGACAAGAAGATTTGAAGCTATTGGCAATGGTTGGACTGTTGATATTATAGCTTGGATATTTAGTTTTATGAAGAAATAAAATATAAAAGAAAAGAATAAAGGAGAAAACACTATGGGAATTACAAGCAAACAGACAGGAAAATTCAGAAGAATGATGAGAAAAATTGAGAATGAGCAGCTTAAAATTAAAGCTGATTCTGTAAAACGTAAGAAGAAAGATGGTAATAAAAATGCCTGACATTACTATGTGCCGTAGTAGTGACTGCCCTAAGCGTAGTCATTGCTACAGGGCGCAAGCTAAACCAGATAAATTGCAGAGTTATTCAGACTTCTCTGCTGAATGCTTTCAATATAATTTCTTACGATTTTGGAGTATGAGTGGGGAATCTGATGGTAAGCAAAAAGAATACAATGATAAAAACAAATAATATAAAGAGAGAGGGTAATAGTATGGACGAATTTATGAAATTTAAGAAGGCTTTACGGGATCACTTTGATGATATGCAGAAAGAATCAACACATTTATTTGAAGTAAATGTTGATAAGGACGAATTATGGAATGTATATCTTGATAGTTTTCCTGCTGGTACAAACGACATTTTTAGAGAACGTAGAGAGCATGATTGTAGTTGTTGTAGACAGTTTATCAAGAATATCGGTTCAGCCGTTATAATCAAAGATAATCAGATACATACAATTTGGGAGCTTAATCTTGGCGATACAATTTATCAACCAGTATGTGATGCACTTGATACGTTTATAAAATCTCATACAGTTACAGATATTTATATAACAAAATTTCATAAAATTGGAACAGATTATAACTTTGAGGAAATTAATGGAAAATCTCATCGGTGGGATCACTTTTATTTAGAACTTCCGAATAAATTTGTAAACAAAACAAGTCGTTCAGACGAAGAAATTAAGGGACAATTTAGAGATACAAGAAATGTATTTAAGCGTTCTCTTGATGAAATTACAATGGAATCACTTGATACAATTCTTGAGCTTATTAATTCTAATACACTTTATAAAGGTGAAGAGTGGAAAGGTGTACTTACAGAGTTTAAGAAATACAAGAAAGAATATGACAAACTGACATCTGATTCCGAAAAGGATTTGTACGCATGGGAAAAGTCAGTTACAGCAGGTATAACTATTGGTAGAATTAGAAATCATTCTATCGGGACACTTCTCATTAATGTAAGTGAGGATATGGATCTCGATACAGCGGTTAAGAAGTATGAACAAATTGTTGCTCCGTCAAACTACAAGCGTCCAAAGGCTATTTTTACAAAAAAGATGCTTGAAGATGCAAAAAAGACTATTACAGAACTTGGTTATATGGATTCATTACAGAGAAGATTTGCTAATCTGAATGATATTAGTGTTAATAATGTGCTGTTCGCAAATAAAAGTGTTGCTAGAAAAATGATTGATTCGGATGATCTTTTCAGTCAGATGGAAAAATATGTAGTTGTAAGTCCTAAGAAATTCTCAAAAATTGAAGAAATTTCAGCACAGGATTTTATCGATAAGGTACTTCCAACAGCTAAAGAAATCGAAGCATTTGTAGAAAACAAACATGAGAAGAATTTTGTTTCTATGATTGCACCCGTTAATCCAGATGCTAAGACAATGTTTAAATGGAACAATGGATTATCTTGGGCTTATTCAGGTAATATTACGGATTCAGATATGAAACAGAATGTAAAAAATGCTGGTGGTAACGTTGATGGTATTCTAAGATTTTCTATTCAGTGGAATGAAGATGGACATGATAATTATGACTTAGATGCACATTGCGTTGAACCAGATGGAACAGAAATTTATTATGGTAGTTACAAAGCACCTAGAATTACATCTATGGGTGGACAATTAGATGTTGATGTAATCAACCCATGCGGTAATATTGCAGTAGAGAATATTACATGGAATGATTTATCAAAGATGAAGCCAGGAACATATAGATTCTTTGTACATCAGTATTCAGGTGCAGTGAGACATGGATTCAGAGCAGAAGTTGAATTTAACGGAGAGATTTATTCATTTGATTATAGTAATCCTATGAGGACTGGCGAAAATGTTCAAGTTGCAGAAGTGACACTTGATAAGAATGATAATTTCTTAATCAAAGAAAAGTTGTCTGGAAACTCTACTATTTCAAGTCGTGAGATTTGGGGTGTAAACACTAATCAGTTTGTTCCTGTATCGGTAATTAGCTATAGCCCTAATTATTTTGATGAACAGGATGGAATTGGTCACAGACATTTATTCTTCTTTTTAAAGGATTGTATCAATAGTGAAGAACCAAATGGTTATTATAATGAATTCTTAAAGAGTGACCTCGAAAAACATAAGAGAGTATTTGAAGCTTTAGGTGCTAAGTGTTATGTAAAAAACACAGATGATCAGCTTTCAGGAATTGGATTCTCTATGACAAAGAGATCGGATTTAGTTGTAAAAGTAAAAGGCGCAACAGAACGTGTGATGAAGATTAAGTTTTAATTAGAAAAGGAGAAGATTAATATGAGTGATATTAATTTATTTGAGGTAGCAACTAGAGCAAACTATCAGTTTCCATTTAGAGGAATGATTAATGTAATTGATTTATGGGATTTATCTCTTACAAATCTTGATTCGGTATTTAAAGCACTTAATGCAGAAGCAAAGAAACATGAAGAAGAGAGTCTACTGAATGCAAAGTCAAAGGAAGACGAAGAGGTTTCTAATAAGATTTGTATTATTAAGTATATTGTTAGCGTAAAACTTGCAGAAAAGAAAGCAAGAGAAGATGCTAAAAAGAATGCAGAAATGAAACAGAAACTACTTGAAATCAAAGCTAAGAGACAGGACGCAGCACTTGAAAATATGTCAGATGAAGAACTGGATAAGGCACTTGCAGAATTGGGAGAGTAAAAACTACTATATTTTGTAATTGTAAAAAATATACACTATATATAGCAACTGACGCATATTGCAGTTGTTATATATAGTAATGAAAGGTTGATTTCAAATGAGATGGTTAATTAATTATATACGAAGTTGTTTTTGTAAACATGACTGGGAATTAATTTTTGATACTCAAGTACATGGTGAAAAATTAGATGGAAGTCGTTATGAATATCCATTATATCGTGTAAAAACATATCGTTGTAAAAAATGTGGAATGGAGAAGAAATATAAAAGTGTTAAATAAATTTCCGATAATGCATTTGATTGGCAATACAAAAATAGAAAATGAACAACAATTCGTATATGCTGAGAAATATTATACTAAGAATGGATATATAATATTTAAGCCTGTATTTTTCGGATTAGACAAAAATGATAAAAAGTTGGAAATGTATACTGATATGTGTACACAAAAATTAAATATGTGTGATGTAGTTTGTGTCGTTACTGAGTATATTGGAGAATCTACAAGAAAAAGAATTGAACAAGCAAGAGAACTCGGTAAGGAAATTATATATTTTAATTTGGAGGAATAAATAATATGATTAAAATTATTTGTATTGTGAGCTTTGTTTTACTTACATGTGTTGCTATTGGTGCATCGTTTGAATAATGGATAAAAGAAATTTTTTATTGTATCAAAAGGGGTGATTTATGACGATAGAAAATAAAACAGATAATAAATATTTAGATGCTCTGATTAAAGATGCTTTTGATGGAATGCCATATGATAATCCATACATTACATTATTGTCAAAGATTATGATTTAGACAGAGTGTATTTAGATGTTGATGGTGAAGAATTTCATATCAGAACGTGGAATATTTCAGATATTGATATAACAAAAATTGAGATTGACTATACATTATTTAAAATTCTTCAAGATGGATACTGTAAAAGTTATAAAAATAAAACATTAACCATTTATAAATAATACGATGAAAGAAATCTTTCATTGTATCAAAGGTGGTGATTCTCAATAGGCAAAGCAAAAAGAAAACATCGTCCGTCTCCGCCTTACTGGTGGTTCTTAGAAACTGATAATTGTTGGTTCTGTAAAAATAGAAATAATTGCAATGGATGTAAACTTTTAAAAGAACAACAAAGTATTAAAAATAAAAGGAGAAACAGAAGATATAAACAAGAGTTGAGTAAAGAAAATCATGATTAAGAGGGGAATTAAATATGGGATGTCATACTTGGTTTAGTAGACCAATTACAGACAAAGAATTTGAGAAAATGAAAGAAAACGCACCAAAGGAAATATATTATTTAACAGGTGATTCTAAAAAGAATATTGAAATTGGATTATATGATAAGAATTTATATGATCTTCTTATGAAATCATATAATGAAAATATTCCTTGTGTATATGGATTTTATTGGTGGCAATTAGGATATGGTTCAGGCATAGATAAGACATATAAGGAAATTGGAAAATGCTCAAAATTATATACTGATGTTCTTGAATACCATGACACATTTAGGATTTCTAATTATCCACGAAGAATTATTAGAAGTCGTAGAGATTTGAGAAGATTTTTACGAAAAAGATATTTTAAATTGACGGATAAACAATTAGAACGAGTATCACAATTTTTCAGAGAATATCCAGGTGGAGTAATTACGTTTGGTTGAAAGGAAATATATGAGTAAAGAACCGAAATTGAGTAAGCAATTTGTTAAATGTAGTAGTTTATCAATGTATCATAAGAGAAAACGTGTAAGAAAGAAGAATGAAAATAGAGTTGATAAACTTTTAAAAAATCTTCCAGATGTTATTACAGATGCTTTTATATAAGGAGACATTATGACAAACACAAAAATTTTAAAAGAGGAATTTGGAATGAGATTAGTTAAAATCGTAGATATGAAACTTAAAAAATCAGATAAACTGTTTCTATTAGATATCAAATTAGATGTTGGAGATTCATATATTTATGCTACAAACATTGTAATTGGTGATATGGATGATGCAATAGATAAAGTAAATATTGAACAAGATGGCTTAACTGGTGAATGTACGATTTCGGGATTATTCAAAAATGATTTATGGCTATTAAATAATATTATAGAGCATGAACAAAAGCCAAAAGAAATGACATTAGAAGATATTGAAAAAGCTCTTGGTTATTCTGTAAAGATTGTGAAGGAGAAGGAATGATTACAGGTACAACAATTTTGTTAATTGTTATGTGGATTGTATGTACAGCAATTTCTATAACTGGAATGATATGTAAAAGAAATATAGATGTTATTAGTATAATGAGTATTTCTTTAATAGTAACTATTTTTGTAATGTTTTTTACATGATGAAAAATTTATTTCAAGGAGGGTTACATGAATGATTAAATACTATTGTGATATATGTGGAAAAGAAACAAATAATAAATCTTATTGTATACCAATAAAAATATATGGAACGTCTGGTTGTACATATTTTTCAAAATATCTTTCAAAAGAAGTTTTATTGTGTTCTTCATGTAGAGATAAGTTTAGTGATTTTGCTTTAAGATTGGCTGTGGATGATGAACTCTATGAAAGATTGAAATTTGATCCAGATGACTAAATACAAGGAGAATTTATCAATGTTAGAACCTTATGAATGGAGAAGTCAAGTATACTTACATCCACCAGATAAAATGAATGATTTGTATTATAAAGTTTGTTGTTATTGGAATGCAAAAACTGAAATATATGATTCTTTTTTAGCTGACAGTTATCTATATGACTCAGCATATATTTCAAATCCTAAATTTCGTGGCTATTCTGCCGAATATTCCCGTCAAATATTTTTATTTTGTCAACATGTGCTTATTTGTGAATGCGATAAGCCGTTTGATAAAAACTTATGGAAGCATATAAATAACAATAGATATACTGCTCGTCAGTGGATAAAAGAATATGAAAGATTAAAATCTAATGGAGCATTAGATTTTATAGAAAGGTATAAAAATTGAATGAAAAAGAATTATCAAGAAAAGATGTAGAGAATATTTACTATAAAGTGCGTTGTTATTACGAAGTAAAGGCTAAACTATATGAAGATATATTAAATTTTGATACACCATATATGTACAATTATATATGTAAAGATTACATATACGATATAAGACTTTCAGCTTGGAATAATTTAGATATATTAAAAGCTCAATGCACGACAATAATTCAAAGTGAAACACATCAACCATTTGATTATACATTATATGAAACAATAGCAAGTTTTGACAAGTATGAATATTGGTTCATTAGATATAAGAAATTAAAATCTGATGGAAAATTAGATTTTATAGAGAAATATAATAAATAATGAAAAGGAGATTAAATGAATTACGAAGATTTTCTAAAACAAAAGGATTATGTTCTGGAAAGTAGTGGATTTAATATTGATAAGATAAACTAAATTCAATTGAATCATTGGAAGAATTAGCAAAAAAGTGAGAAACACAGTTATTAAAAGATTGATAAAACAATATTAGATATAACGTGTACAATATGCACAAAACAAGAATTGAAATATATTGATTTCTCGTTGTATTTTAGATGAATTTTTGTGCATATTGTATAGAGGTATTAGATGAAACACGAGTTTCACAGGAGGAATAATTTATGAGTTATATTATTAAATCACCAGATGAACTAAAAGATCCATTCTTATGTTATTGTGTATTCCATAGATTTATGGAAGAAGCTGGCGAAGATTATATTGATTACAATGAATGTATTGTAAACGGGACACCATTATTGTTCTGGATGCTTGGTAAAGGATATATTTCAGACAAAGAAACAGAAGAAGTGTTAGAGAGAAGTAATGGGAAATATATTTATGTTTCAGATATTTTAAAAGACGATGCGATTTTTAAAGAGAGTTACGGTGACACATCAATTGGATCAGTAAAATCATATAGCATTTTAGCGGAATATATGTGTCAGATTTCAGAATTTAGACAAAGATTATATGATAGTGTATATGACAAAGCAACAGGATTTGAGAATCATAAATTTTATAAAGATGAAAATGGAATTAGTCTTGCTTGTATTATCGGTGATGATAATATGGTTGAAAATAAATTGTATTCTTTAAAAGAATTAAAAAATATGACAGTATATGAATTTTACGATTTATCATATAAAGATCAGTTTAATGCAGTAAGAAATCTTACTATTAAAGAAGCCGATGGTATAGAAGAAAAATACAGTTAGTTGAAATACGGTTTTAATTATAACATTAAAGGAGTTGCAATATGAGTAAATATTGGAAGAATATTGGTAATAATAAATATGGGAAATCATGCTATGCATTATATTTTACACCATTTGGAGAAGACGAAAGTGATGATGCCGTCATTGCTATCGTTGCGCAAGATAACGAAGATACAAAATACTACCATTATACATCAAAAGAAATGAATGTAGAAGATGACTGGTTATTTGGAGATAATATTGATGATATAAAAGATGATATCGAAGAAATGTTGATTGAACATTGGGAGAATGAAGTTGAATATTTAGAGGACAAACTACAAGCATTCAAAGAAGAAGAATGAATGATTCTAAAAGAGAAATATAGTTTAGGTAATGATAAACAATATTATTGCAAACTCACAGAAGACTTAGACCATTGTGCAGGATTCGATACAAGAGAATATCCATATTATAAACACTATCTATTAGATTATCGTCATACTGATGGATTTTACCATTATCCAATTCGTGTTCATGGTGGTACAGTTGGTGGAATTTGGGTAGACGATCATAATGTAATTATCAATATAAAAATTGACCGCAATTATGTTGTGAAAACATATTCTGATGAATTGGATATGATTATAGAGAAATACATTGGTAAGAAGATTGAATTTGAGAGGTGAAGCGATTGATTGCAATAAGTAGAATTGCTGTAAGAGCGTTAGAAGATAAAAACGGGGGTATAAACGGGACTCCTATTGATTGGTGGAAGAAAAACAAATGGGCGTGTATTTGGTGTGTACTTTGTATGATGGCAACATTACCCTTAATGTTGTTGAAATGTATTGTGATGATTATTTGTTTTATTCCTCATGCGATTTATATAACTTTAGACGATATACAATTTTAAGAGGTGAAGTAGATGGTTAAATTAATAAACACATGTGTTTTGGTCAAAACACGAAAAGAATATGAAAATATGTTAAATGAAGCTAAAAAGCAGGGATTTCACTGGTATAAAAAAGATGATTGTAAACCATTTGAACAATACACATTACCAGATATTTTAAAATTCTCATCAGATAATATTATTTATAGAAGAAGTGGAATTTCTTTGGGTTATGCTTTCTACGAAGCGTCAGAGCTTCTAGGAACAAAAGAAATGACAGCGAGAGAATTCATTAAACGCATTGTAGCTATGCGCCATTGCAAAAACCGTAATTGTTCAGAATGTGTATTGGACGCAAGTAATACTAAGTGCAAGATGCGTTTGTGCAATATATGTAGCTGGGAAAATAATATAGACGAACTTCTGGAAATCGTAAAATTAGACAAATTTACAGTGCTTACAGAAGAAAAAGCAATTGACACGCTTGAAGAGTTTATCCATGATCCAGATCACGCAACATTAAATGATGAGTTTGTTGAGTCTTTGAAGCTGGCGGTGGAGAAAATGAAAGAAGTGAAGTAGATGGAGAGATTAACACTTGAAGAAGCTATTGCTCATGCAAAAGAAATAGCAGAAAAGAATTATAGAGGTGCAGATTTTGAGTCAATTGATTCTATAGACGATGATATAAAGACTAATTGTATAAAATGTGCGGAAGAACATTTGCAACTTGTAAAGTGGTTGGAAGAATTGAAATCTTATAAAGACTTAGAAGAACAGGGATTGCTTGTTAGATTGCCGTGTAAGGTTGGAGATATGGTATGGGATAACGATTTTGGATATCCAGAATCGTATGAAATAAAAGCATTTTCATATGGATATTGCGATAGTTATGTTGAGCCAGATATAGAAGATCAAATTATATTTTACTATGAAAATTATAGCGGTTCAATAACAGGAGCTTTTCCAATGAGTGAAATTGGTAAAACAGTATTCCTCACCCGTGAAGAAGCTGAGAAGAAGTTGGAGGAAATGAAAAACGATGGATCGAAGAAATAGAAAATATTATTTGGTTGACATACCATCATGTAGTCATAATGAATGTATTAAAGAACTAAAAGGAATCAAGAGTGTAAAAATTCATAACCCATATGATTTTAACAAAAATACAAATTGGGGCTGCGCAAACTGTTTAATTGGATTTTCTAATAATGTAGAAAATTCTGTTCTTACAATTTTAAATTCAAAATGGGAGTATGGTTATAAAGCAAAATATAAAGAAATTACTAAAGAAATGATTGGACATTAGGAAAGGCACAAATAAAAAATGGGAAAATCATTGGAATTTGTAAAAGATAGAATCCGATTAGGTGGAACAAATGGTATGGAGAATAATAAATATAATAAGTTGACAGAAGAACAAACACCGTTTGAAATTCTCGAAGAATCATTAAAATTAGCAATCACAGGTTCTATTTTATGTAGTCAGACATTTGAATATAACATTCTAAATAAAGGTACATTTAAAGTAAAAATTATTTATAATCCAGATGCCGAATATGATTATTTTACAATGCAGCGTTGCTCATCTGATGGAACTTATGCGCATCTTTATGAACTGATGAAAATATGTGTAGAAAACATCATTAATCTTAAAACTTATTTTAAGAATGTAACGCTTCCAAAAGATTTATCAGGGCATACTTTAATTTATACTATAGGTAATTTTGTTTTAACTTCCGAAACGGATAAGGAAAAATTTAAAACAGAGGATAAGCCTTGGTTGGATTGTAGATTTACAGCAATGTTACCTATTAAATTTGAAATAAAATAGTGTTTGGAATTAAAAGAGAGGGAAGTGATAAAAATATTAAAACACAAAGATGTGAACAAATAATAATTAAAAGGAATCATCCTAAATTTAAAGTTATAGATCAACAGTGTTTTCATTCCAAGAATTTATATAATGAAGCAAACTATGT